CTGCAGGAGGCTTCGCCGCTAAGGATATTCTACTAGTAGCTAAAGCTGCTGTTGATATGGAGAAGTACGGAGGAGTTGCAATTAAGGATACTGTTGCTCAGTTCAAGAAACTCAAAGAAGATGGTTCTCCTGCTCTAATAGATGTCGCTATTCAGACTGGTTTAGTTAGTGCTGAGATTATCAAACAAGCTATTGAAATGGAAAAGAGTGGCAATAAGAGTGCCGCAGCTACACTAGCTATGGAAGCTTATGGTGCAGCGACTAAATCCGCAGCAAAGACAATCAGGGACGAGTTTGGAACATTGCAAATAATCGCTTCAGCTTTTGAAACAACATTCAAGAACTTATGGGATTCGATTTTAAATATCGGAAGAAGTTCCCCGCTTGCGATTAAATTAATAGAAGAGCAGGCTAAACTTGCTGGACTAAAAGACGGTGGAATAAGCCTTCGTACAAAGGCAGCTTTAGACGAACAGATAGTCGCACAGCAAGCAGTTGTTGATAGTGTCAATGATCAGATTAAAGCACAGAAAGACCTTGCTGATCTTAAAATTAAAAATACATCAGATGCTAAAGCCCTGAAAGCAAATGCTGGAATCGAGAAGGACTTAGATAAGCAGTTACTTAGCTTCTCAAGAAAACAGATTACTCAGCAGGAATATATAAATGATAAAGTCAGTGAGTACAAAGAAAAAGTAGGAGAAGCTTCTGTAAGCCAAGAGGTTCTTAATAAGCTTATTAAAGTATCAGGAGAGGAGTGGAAAAGAGCACAACCTAAAGGTAAATCCGATGCTCAAAAAGCAGAAGAGAAAGCTCAGAAAGAACTCAATGCTGCTATGGAGACTTATAATGATATTCTGAATAAGTCAATGGGGTTCAACTCCTCATTCAATAATGATCTTGATAAACTTGCGTTAGCTTACTCCAAGACTAAGATGACTACAGAGGAGTATACTGCCGCTGTTCAACAACTTCTTGCTCAACAACCTTTCGCTATTAAGCAAGCCAAAGATGAAGCTGATGCTCAAAAGTTAATCAATGACTCAAGAGAAAAAGCAATTGATATCTTAAGAAGAATGAATGAAGCTTCAGGAGTTATAAGTACTAATCGTCAAGAGACTCTAGGAGCTATCGGTCTCGGTTCTCAAGCAGCTACTGAATTAAAGACTAAGCAAGATAGTGTAAAAGAGTACGCTAAATATCAAGAGGAGCTTTATAAGGAGTTCAGTAAAAATAAGCAACTTGAGACTAAGGAATATACGGATGCTACGGCTTCTATCAAAGCAGGTCTAGCTGAAAGATTACTCGCTAATCAGACTTACTATGATACTCTCAAGCAGAAGCAAGGTGACTGGACAAACGGCTCTAAGGCAGCTACAGCTAATTATCTTGATTCTCTCGGTAATGTAGCAAGTGCTACCGAGCAGACATTTACAAATGCATTCAAGGGAATGGAAGATGCTTTAGTTGATTTTGTTAAAACAGGTAAACTTGATTTTGCAAGCTTGGCTAATAGTATTATCTCTGACCTTATTCGTATAACTATCCAGCAGAGTATCATGAAACCTTTCACTTCAGGTGGCGGCGGTGATATGCTAGGAGGCTTAATGAATATAGCTTTAGCAGCTTATACTGGTGCTCCTACGACAGCAGGTGCTAGTAGTTCCATGTATAGCCTATCTTCAGGAAGCTCTGGTGGACTAGGCTTGAAGTTAGCGAATGGTGGTGCATTTAATGATGGTGTTCAGAAGTTCGCTAAAGGTGGTTCATTCAGTAATTCAGTAGTAGATAGCCCTACATTATTTAAGTTCGCCAAAGGTACTGGGATGATGGGTGAAGCTGGCCCTGAAGCTATTATGCCTCTTCGTAGGGATTCTAGTGGCTCCTTGGGTGTAGTAGCTAACGGCGGCGGCTCTAGTAACGTATCTGTACAAGTAATTAATAATAGTTCCTCACAAGCTACTACTAGTGAAACAACTGATTCTAAAGGTAATCGTAAGATTGAAGTAGTAATAGGTGATATGAATGCTGGTGAAATCTCCCGCAGTGGTAGTTCCTCTCAGAAATCTATTAAATCAACTTTTGGTCTACAACCTCAACTAATTAGGAGATAAATTATGGCTTTATATACATGGCCTCCGTCCTTGCCACAAAGACCTTTGACTAGTTATTCAGAAACGTCCGGTGCAATTATTCTTCGGACACAACCAGATGCTGGCCCTGCCAAGATGCGTAGAAGGGGTAAGCGCCCTGACACCTTGGATGTTCAATTTAATATGTCCAGTACTCAAGTTGAAACACTCAGGTGGTTTGTAATGGACACACTGAGAGGTACTGTACGTTTTAATTTCACTCATCCAAGAACCCTTGAGAATGTAGAAGTAAGAGTAGTACCACAAGGGGATGGCGCTCTTTTCAGCCTCTCATACTTATTACCGGAGTACTGGCAAGTAGCATTACAACTGGAGGTATTACCTTGAGCCGATTAACGTCAATGTCACCTGCTGCATTAAAGGCGGTTTTCTCTCCTGACTCAGACGATGATCTACTGATACTACTAACCATTTATAACCCTGCTAATGAAAGTCAAGTACTATTCAGACTAGCAGATGGTTATACTAAACGTATCTCAGAGACTGCAGACGAAGTTATGTATGGAGTTACTAGTAATGGAAATGATTATACTTTTCTTCCGATGCAGATTTCATTGCCTTCTGAAGATGAGGCGCAAGCTCCAAGATGTTCAATTATAATGTACGATGTTACTCGGTATTTAACTCCGATTATTCGTACTATTGATGCACCTCCTCGGATTAAACTGGAATTAGTACTGAGTAAGTCCCCTGATATAGTCGAGGTATCTTTCTCGGATTTCTATATTAGTAGCTTTAACTATAATTCAGATTCTGTAACTGCAGAATTAGCTATGATTGATTACGAGCGTGAGCCTTTCCCGATGCACTCGTTTACCCCTAGATATTTTCCGGGGATGTTTTAAAGGAATGATATGAATTTTGAAAAATATATAGGTATTCCTTATATTGGAAAAGGTAGAGATGAGTCAGGAGTTGATTGCTATGGATTGGTAAGACTGATTTATAAGAATGAATTACAAATTGATCTACCGAGCTTTAGTTCAGAGTACACTCAAACAGATACTGACCGTATTCAAGAGCTAATTTCTCAGTATAAAGAAGGATGGGAAGAAGTAAAAGAACCTGTAGTAGGGTCTGTTGTCCTATTCCGAGTAATGGGACAGGAATCTCATATCGGGGTAGTGATTAGCTCTACGCACTTTATCCACGTAAGAGAGAACCAGAGTAGCGTCATTGAGTCCCTTAGCTCAACCTCTTGGGCAAGACGTAGGATAGGTTACTTTAATTACTGCGAAAAGAAATCTGTAGTACTCAATGCAGTGCCTCACCCTCTACGCACTGAGCGTTATACAATACCGATTGTTCCCGGTACTTCCCTTGCAGTTTTAGCTGAAGGTCTAGAAAAAGAGTATAAAATTGCACCCGAGTTGAAGAGTAAGGTAGCCATAATGCTTAATGGCATAGTTATCCCTCAAGAGACTTGGAAAGATGTCATCTTAAAAGAAGGTGACGCAGTAGAGTATCGTGCAGTTCCCGGTGATTCAGGTACGTTCAGGATGCTTGCCATGATCGCTATTATGGTGATGGTTCCTCAGTTAGCAGGTATGGCAGAGTTTGCGTACATGGGCACTGCAGGAGCTACTGCTGCGGGTGCATCAGCGGTGTACGGGACAGTCTATGCTGCTACGGCTCTAATAGGTTCAGCTTTGGTTAATGCTATTGCTCCTGTTAGACCCCCAGTTCAATCCGAGCGTAATGACCCCGGTTCATCTGAGCGTCAACTACTAGTCACTGGAGGAAACAATCAGCAAAGACCTTATGGTTCCATTCCTGTTGTACTAGGAAAAGTACGTTTAACTCCACCACTAGGTAGTACTAACTTCCTGACTTACGAGAATGAGCGTGATAGCTATATATCAATGTTACTTGTCTGGGGATATGGCCCTGTGGTTATTGATGCTGCTACTTTAAAAATAGGAGATATTCCATTAGCTTCTGCATTAGATA